GAAGCTGGTACTTTAACTATTGCGGATGCTGAGTAAAGAAACTTTGAGGTTGACAACCGTAATCAACTTGGGGTATAATGGCAACAATAGACCAAATAAGACAAGCAGCTGAGACTGACTTAGCAACATTCATCAAACTGATAGCACCTGAACAAGTACTAGGGCAATGTCACGAAGATGTTTGTGATTGGTGGACAAGACCAGATCATAAGTCACATCAGTTATTGCTGTTTCCTCGTGATCACGGTAAGTCAAGACTTATAGCTTATCGTGTAGCATGGGAATTAACAAAAGAACCAACTCTTAGAATCCTGTATATATCAGCAACAGCTAACCTAGCTGAGAAACAATTAGGATTCATAAAGGGTATCTTAACTTCTGAGATATACACAAGGTACTGGCCTGATCATGTCAATGCTGACGAAGGCAAACGTACCCGATGGACAAACTCAGAGATTATGCTAGACCATCCTGATCGTAAGAAAGAAAATGTTCGTGACCCATCTGTTTTTACTGGCGGCCTTACTACTTCTCTTACAGGGATGCACTGCGACATTGCTGTACTCGATGATATAGTCGTATACGAGAATGCGTACACAGGTGAAGGCAGAAATAAAGTTAAGAGCCAATACTCTCTTTTGTCATCCATTGAGGGTGCTGACGCAAAGGAGTGGGTAGTAGGTACTCGTTACCACCCAGCTGACTTATATAACGATCTTCTACAGATGACAGAAGACTTGTATGATGATGACGGTAATAAGACAGGTGATGACAACATCTATGAAATCTTTGAGAGGCCAGTTGAAGATAGTGGTGATGGTACAGGGCAGATGCTATGGCCTCGTACTCAAAGGAAAGACGGTAAGTGGTTCGGGTTCGACATACGAGTCCTAGCTAAGAAAAGAGGACAGTACTTAGACAAAGGACAGTTTAGAGCACAGTACTACAATGACCCAAGTGATCCTGATAATGTACCTGTAGGTCGTGATAAGTTTCAGTATTATGACCGTAAACACCTAAGACAAGACAATGGGTACTGGTTCTACAGAGACAATAAACTTAATGTATATGCAGCAGTTGACTTCGCATTTAGTTTATCTAAGAAAGCTGACTACACAGCTATCGTTGTCATAGGAATAGATGCTGAGAATAATGTGTATGTGTTAGATATTGACAGGTTTAAGACTGACCGTATATCTGATTACTTCCAACACATATTTGATTTGTCAACCAAGTGGTCATTCCGTAAGATGAGAGCTGAGACAACAGTAGCTCAGGTTGCAATCGTTAAGCAGCTAAAAGAATTAGTTAAACAACACGGTCTATCTATAAGTATAGAAGAGTACAGACCTAACAAGAACCAAGGTAATAAACAAGAACGTATAGCTTCAGCTTTAGAGCCTAGGTACGACAACCTTAGTATGTGGCACTACAGAGGTGGTAATACTCAAATACTAGAGGAAGAGTTATCCTCTCGCAACCCACCACACGATGACGTAATCGACGCATTGGCCTCTGTGGTAGACATGGCTATAAAGCCCTCACGTAGTGTAAGACGTACACGAGATAACGTTGTACAATTTAATTCAAGATTTGGTGGAGTTTCCTTCTAATGGCTGGCACAACAGTTGACATCGAAAATATTATTAATCCTCACAGTGTAGCAGTTGATATTGCAGACCGTTGGACATCATGGAATAATTCTAGAAAACCTAAGCTAGAGGAATGGAAAGAGTTACGTAACTATATCTATGCTACAGATACTCGTACAACATCTAACTCTAAGTTACCTTGGACTAACAGTACGACAACACCTAAGCTGACACAGATAGCTGACAACTTACATGCTAACTACTTCTCAGCTTTGTTTCCACAGAAACGTTGGTTCAGATTCGAAGCTGAAGACCAAGAGTCTAACACTAAAGCTAAACGAGATGTCATCCAAGCCTATATGGATAACAAGGTTCGTCAGTCCAACTTCGAGAATACAACAAGCAAGATACTCAACGATTACATCCAGTATGGTAATTGCTTTGCTACTATTGATTTTGTCAAAGACTATACAACGTATGAGGATGGTGAAAGGGTTGTCAACTACATAGGCCCTAAGCTAGTACGTATATCACCTTTCGATATTTGTTTTAATCCATTAGCACCTGACTTCGATAACTCTCCTAAGATTGTCCGATCTATTATGACAACAGGTGAGATCAAACGTAAGATTGCTGAAACAGTTGACAACAAGTACATGGAAGAAATCTTCGATAAGATGTTGGTCAACCGTTCAGCTGCGAGTGGTAACGATGTTGACGTAGCTAAGTCACAAGCATTTATTGCAGATGGGTTCTCATCCCTACAGGAATACTATGAGTCTGAGTATGTTGAAGTCCTAACATTTTACGGTGACATATACGACCAAGATACTGATACATTCCACAAGAACCGTATCATTACAGTTGTTGACCGTGCATACATTCTCACCAATGAACAGAACCCTAGCTGGTTAGGTAAGTCACCTGTCTTCCATGCTGGTTGGAGAGAACGACCTGACAACCTATATGCAATGGGTCCTCTTGATAACTTGGTAGGTATGCAGTACCGTATTGACCACTTAGAGAACTTAAAGGCTGATGTCTTTGACCAGATCGCATACCCTATCCTTAAGATACGGGGTGACGTTGAGGACTTCGACTTTGAACCAGCAGCTCGTATCTACTTAGGTGATGAGGGTGATGTTGGTTACCTAGTGCCTGACTCAACTGCACTTAATGCTGACTTCCAGATTCAAGGTTTAGAGAACAAGATGGAGATGTTAGCTGGTGCACCTCGTGAAGCTATGGGTATCCGTAGTGCAGGTGAGAAGACAGCCTTTGAGGTACAGTCCTTAATGACAGCTGCAGGTCGTATCTTCCAGCACAAGACAGCTCACTTTGAACGTGTGTTCTTAGAGCCAATCTTAAATACAATGCTAGAAGCTGCCAGACGTAACATGGACTATGCTGATACGATCAGAGTACTTAACGAAGACACTGGCATATTCTTCTTTGAGCAGATAACAAAAGAGGACATAGCAGCTAACGGTAAGATCATCCCTATGGGTGCTCGTCACTTTGCTGAACGTGCTCAACGTGTACAGTCAATCACACAGCTGTACCAACTTAAACTACAAGACCCAACCATTGCTGCACATATGTCAGGTAAAGAGTTTGCTCGTATCTTAGCTGATGAGCTAGGTGAACCAGCACTGTTCTCTGAGAATATAACTGTCATAGAACAAATGGAAACACAGAAGATTGCTACAGAAGCTCAGGTTCAATTCGAAGAAGAACAAGAGATTGCAATCGAGAAGGGCTTATAAATGAAGTCAGCTTGGTTTAACAAATGTAAAACTAAAGAAGAGAAATTGGCAGTTCGTCAGAGCATCATGTCTAACCGTGAGAGCCTAGAACGCCTACAAGAGATTCTTGAGCCTATGCGAAAGGATACCCTACCTACAGCAGACTATGACAGCCCCTCGTGGGCTTATAAGCAAGCTGACAGGATAGGATACAACCGAGCACTAACCACTGTGCTTGATCTTATTAACTTAAACAAGGAATAATATTATGGTATTTACTGAGGGAACTGAAACCACACAGACCACTCAGCCAGAGCAAACACAAGAAGAAACCTCACCACAGGGTTCTTTTTTGTCAAAGCTCGTAGAGGCAAAGGGAGAGAACTGGAAAGACCCTGAGGTTCTAGCTAAAGGTAAAATTGAAGCCGATGGCTATATCCAAACTCTAGAAGGTCAGTTGACACAAATGCGTGAAGACTTGAAGAAGAAAGAGTATCAGGAAGAAGTTCTTGAACAGCTCCAGAAAAAGGCCACTGAATCTACTGCAGTGAATAATGGAGTGCCCAACAATAACAACAGTAACACTGACGGAGAGAACACCACTCGTAACATCAGTGAGGAAGACCTGAAGAGCCTTGTTGAACAGACACTTACTCAACGTGAAGCAGATGCTGTCACTAAGACAAATCTACAACGTGTTGATGAGGAACTTGACAAAAGCTTTGGCACTAATGCTGAAGAGGTTGTTAAGAAGAAAGCTGCAGAGTTAGGAATGTCAATGGATCGTTTAAGTGAAATTGCTTCTGAATCTCCTAACGCCTTCTTCACTCTGATCGGTGAACCTAAGCCAACATTTAACCCTATGGTTAATGGCTCAGTACGCACTGAGGGTGTCAACATGCAAGTCTCGACGGATAGAAATTGGCAATACTACCAGAAGCTACGTCGAGAGAACCCTAACCAGTACTATGAACCTAAAATGCAGCAACAACTATTACAAGATAGAATGCGTTTAGGGGATAATTTCGGTAACTAAACTCTAAGAAAGGACTAGCACAATGGCTGGTATGATTTCCTCAAATGCTGATACACAGCGTTTAATCAGGGCAGAGGTTTATTCTTCTGAACTAAAAGACATCCTTCGGGATGAAATGCAAGCACAAAAATACGTGCGTATGCTAGATGGATTCCCAGATGGTGATTCATTTACAATCCCAACAATCGGTAAAACTGTAACTGCTAACTACACAGAAGATACACAAGTTGCATATACACCGATGGACACAGCTGAATTTGCTTTCACTGTAGACCAATACCTACAGTCTGCGTCATACTTGACAAAGAAAGCTGCACAAGATTCATTCTATAGTGCACAATTGGAAGCTAGATTTGTTCCTGAGCAAGAACGTGCTATCATGGAACACTTCGAGTCAACAACATTCTCAGCACCAGAAGTAGGTGTGTCAGCTAACTCAGCAGAAACTCTTGATGGTGTTGCACACCGTATCTCAGGTGGTAATGCTGGACGTTTAGAATTAGCTGACTTCGCATTTGCTCGTTATGCCTTGAAAAAGTCAAACGTTGCAGATCGTGGTATGGTTGCTATTGTTGATCCATCAGCTGAATACATGTTAAACACATTAACTAACATTACTAACGTATCAAACAACCCTAAGTTTGAAGGTATTGTAAGTGCAGGTGTTGCAACAGGTATGCGTTTCGTAGCTAACGTATATGGGTTTGATGTATACACATCTAACTACTTGAAGTCAACAGTAGCTGACGCAGCATTAGTAGAGAAAGATGGCTCAACAGCTAATGACTTCTCATCTAACAATGGTGTTGCTAACCTATTCTTCTCAGCTGATCCAACATCTAACCCATTCGTGGGTGCTTGGAGACAAATGCCAGAAGTTGACTATGAGTACAACAAAGACTTCCAACGTCATGAGTATGTTACAACAGCTCGTTACGGTGTTAAGAAGTACCGTCCAGAAGGTATCGTTACAGTAGTAACTAACCCTGACGTATAATTATCTATAAGGGGTGGGGCTTTAGTTAGCCCTACCTTACTTTTCTATTGACAGAAGTTTAAAACTACGGTATAATATATTTACCTTGGCAGGGCCAGTAGTATATACCCCTACGGAGAGATAACAATGGCTAACGTAAACCACAGTTCACTTACAGACCCCTACATTCACGAACCTAAAGGTACTGCAACGGCAGCTGCTGGTAGGGTATATGTAGCTAATGGTTCAGGGTCAGGTGCTTGGACAGCTAAAGAAACCTTAGTAGGTGAAACTCTTAACGGATACCTAGAGGATATCTCATCGGTTGAGACTGTACATATCCCAGTACCCTACGCAGGTACAATATCTAAAGTAATAACAGTTCTTGAAGGTGCAATCAGTTCAGCTGATGCCACAGTAGATGTAAAGAACTCTTCAGCTGCTTCTATGGGTACACTTACAATTACAGCATCAGGTTCAGCTGCTGGTGATGTTGACACCTTATCTCCTTCAACAAATAACACAGTTACAGCAGATAGTTTTATTACAGTATCTAGTAACGGTGCATCCACTAACCAAGCTAAACTAAGATTTACAATTGTATTGGATAGATCATAATGAAACGTACACTCCTAGAAATGGTTCAAAGCATTCTGAGTGATATGGACTCAGAGGATGTTAACGCAATAAGTGACACAATAGAAGCTCAACAAGTAGCTTCGGTAATTGAAGACGCATACTATAACATTGTATCAGCTCGTGACATACCTGAGCATAGGCAACTCCTAAAGCTTACCTCTTTGTCAGACAGTACAAGACCCACCCATTTTAAATACCCAGCTAACGTTAAGCAGATCGAGAGTATACACTACAATACATCAGCTGCAGGTTCTAGCTACAAGGCAATCTACTATATTGAGCCATTAGAGTTTATCCTTAAGATGGACGAACACTCACCTAACTCACTTAAGATTGCTGACAAACAGGGTAACACAGACCTGTTCGTTCTTAATGACATACAACCAACATACTACACATCCTTCGATGATGAACACATTGTAATGAACTCATATGACAGTACAATTGATTCTGTACTAGCAGCTGACAAGACAAGAGCATATGGTTCTGTTTATCCTACGTTCTCTATTACTGACTCCTTTGAGCCTGACCTAGATGACAACATGCTACCTTACCTTTTAGCTGAGGCTAAGTCTACCTGCTTCTCTTTATTCAAGAGTGGTTCAGACCCTAAGGTTGAGCAGTCAGCTAGACGTTTGAAAGCCTATGTGCAGAATGACATGCACAATACTAAGAAGGCAAACAAAAGACCAGTTTACGGGAGAACTTAATGTTAGAGTTCATTGAAGATACATCTAACCAAAGGTGTGTCTGTAAGTCAGATAAGATGGCAACCAACCTTATTATCGAAAAAGAACTAGGTGGATTTATATTCTTCATTGTCAAAGTAGAAGTAGGTACAGTACCTCACCAGTTAAACGGTAGATACTCATCCATAGCTGAAGCTAAGAAAGCTGTCACGAAGTACTTGAGTAATAAAAGAGAGACTCAGGCAGTTCGGAGAGAGAACTTCAGCAAAGAGAGACAACAACGCAAGGCGGTAGAGAATGGCCCAAAGCTTAACACAAAAGACAGTTAACAACTTTGTCAAAGGTCTTATCACTGAGGCTGCTGAGTTAACGTTTCCAGAAGGTGCTTCTGTTAATGAGTTGAACTGTGATCTTCGACGTGATGGTTCACGGCGTAGGCGACAAGGTGTAGCTCTAGAGAGTAACAATGTTCTGTCATCCTTTACCATCAGTGACTCCGAAAGAGTTAACACAGGTAACTGGGTAAACGTTGGTGGTAACGCAGCTCTTGAGTTCTTAGTGGTGCAAAAAGGCAACACTTTATATTTTTATAATAAAGCTGAACTACCGTACTCAGCACAGATACAGGGTGGTACTGTTAACTTATCTTCTTATGAGTTCTCAGGTTCATCAGGTGCTAACAACTCTAACTGTCAGTTTGCTAGTATTAACGGTAACCTTGTAGTATCCTCAGCTGGTATCAATACTATTGTTGTGTCATACAATGGTTCTAGTATATCAGTATCATCCATATCGTTTAAGGTCAGGGACTTCGATTGGCAGGGTGACACAGATACTTATAGCACAGAAGACAACTCACCATCTGCAGCTCGTACATACGATGCTAAGAATACAGGGTGGGGACAGAGTGGTGGTCCATCTGATTTCACTAAGCCTCTGACACACCCTTGGTATGCAGGTAAGGATCAAGACGGTAACTACGACGAAGCTGAATGGGATAAGGTATTTGCTGGTACAACCTTAACTGGTAATGGTCACTTCATACTAGACTTCTTTAGTAAAGTACGTAGTGGTCTAGCTACTGAAACAGAATCATCTCGTTTTAAATCCGTTGCATCATTCTCAGGTCGAGTGTTCTATGCAGGTCTAACAAGTGCTAAACATGCAGGTACAATCCTGTTCTCTCGTCTTGTAGAAGACACAGAGGACTTAGGTAATTGTCACCAACAGAACGATCCAACAGCTGAGTATTTGTCAGACCTGTTAGATACTGACGGTGGTGTTCTAAACATACCAGATGCTGTTAACATACAGCTTCTATATCCTTTTCGTTCATCATTGTTTATCTTTGCGGAGAACGGTGTGTGGCAGATTACAGGTGTTGATGGTATCTTCTCAGCCACAGCTTACGGTGTTAACCGTGTGTCTAACATAGGTTTACTTAATCCACAAACATTTATTCAAGCTGAAGGCTTACCTTTCTGGTGGTCACGTTTTGGTATTCATACACTAAACATTGACGAAGTATCAGGTCAGGGTTCAGAACAGAATATAACCATACCAACAATACAATCCTTTTGGGATAAGATTTCTACAGAAGCTAAGTCTAAAGTCACAAGTGTATATGACAATATAAACAAGAAAATATATTGGGCATATCCTGACAATGAGGAAACTGTAGAGGCTAAGTTAAACAACATACTTATCTTAGACCTTACACTACAGGCTTTCTACCCTTGGAAAATAGCAGATGAAGCCTCTAACTCAGATGCTGTTGTAGCCCTATCATTCTACTCAGGGTTTGGCGCAGCTGAACTTGGTTTAGATGTCATTACCTCATTGGGTGATAACGTTGTTACATCCGCAGGTGACGAAGTTATATCTACTCAGGTGTCAGATTTTACAACTGGTGACCCAGCCCTTGTTCTACTTATAAGAGATGGTGCTACTAACAAACTTACAATGGGTACATTCTCAGATACTAACTTCTTAGATTGGGGTAGTATTAACTACTCATCCTTTGCTGAGACAGGGTATGACTTTGTTGGTGACCTGATAGCTAAGAAGAATACACCCTACATTGCAGTTTACTCTAGGTTGACAGAAGAAGGTTTTACTGGTAGTGAACAAGCAGGGTATGAATCAATCAGACCATCCTCATTGCTTGTGTCAACAGCATGGGACTTCAACTCTAACTTTGGTGCTGGTCAACAGGCATACAGACTGAAGCACCCTGTAGTTGTAGACCCTGACAATCTAGCAACCTTTAATTACCCTGAGGATGTTATTACAACTAGACTTAAAGTAAGAGGTCATGGTCGTTCTGTACGTATCAAGTATGAGAGTGAACAAGGCAAAGACTTTATTCTTTTAGGTTGGGGTCTGGTACAAGGTAGAAACAATAGGTTTTAATGTCAACTATAATTAGAGAAGCAACAGAAGAAGACATCTTTGATGTTCTAATACTAGCCAAAGAGTTTTCTAAAGAAGCACCCAGCACACATACTTGGGACAAGAATAAAACAGAAGCATTCCTTAATTCAGCCTTACTGAACGACAACATGGTTTTGTTTGTATTAGAAGTAGACGGTGAAATTGTAGGTTCAATACTAGGTTTTGTTATTGAAGTTTACATGTCACACAAAGTTCAATCTACTGAACTTGCATGGTTTATTACAAAAGAATATAGAGGTAAACCAAGCTCCATTAGATTAGTAAAAGCTTTTGAAAAATGGTCTATTGACAAAGGCGCAAATCAAATAGGTATGGGAGATATTGAAGGTATCTCTAACCTAGAACATCTATACACTAGGATGGGCTATAAAAAGGCTGAGTCCGTGTACATAAAGGAGATTTAGAATGGCAGCATTAACGACCATAGCAATAGGGGCAGCAGTTGTAGGTACTGGTGTAGCAGTAGTAGGTGCTCAGAAACAAGCAAAAGCTGCTAAACAAGCTGCACAAGCTTCACAACAAGCTACTCAAGTTCAAATCCAGCAACAACAACAAACAGCCACTCGTCAACGTAGAAGTGCTGTACGTTCTAGTATCATAGCTAGAGCAAGAGGACAACAATCTGCACAAGGCCGTGGTGTAGCAACATCATCAGGATTCCAAGGCGGCATATCATCTTTGTCATCTCAGCTTGGTTCTAACCTAGGTTTTGGTTCTATGATGAGTGGGTTAGGTCAGCAGTTTACTGGGTTGTCAGGTCTTGCTGCACAACAAACAGCAGCATCCCAAAGATATGGAGCTATATCAAACATTGGTATGCAAGTAGCTCAATTTGGTTTTAGTAACATTGGTTCAAGACCACCTTCTTTAAGTGCAGGTGAAAAAACTTTTGGTACTGGAAGTGACTATATTACATCATCAACAGCAGGGTAACTAAATTATGGCTAACATCTTGACTCTTGAAGATTCTATTTTCAACTCTCAAACATTATCTCAACAACTAGAGGAAGAAAATGAAACAGAAGTGTTTAACCCACTATCTGAAGTTGAAACTATTAAAGCTCAAGAGTTAGCTATTGCAATAGATGGTGACGAGAATGAAATCCGTGAGGCTCGTGCTAACGGTGACACCAACCATACGTCTGTGGTAAAGACAGAAGGTGGTGAGTTCGACTATAATTTGTCAATAGACCAAGCCTACAACGATGGACTAAAACCTGAAGACATTGCAGAAGTAATCCAGAACCGTAAAGACAAAGGTGAGGACATGGGTTTACCTGAGTATATGCTCATGCAGAACCTTATGTTATCTGACAACGATATTAATCCTTACGGTGCTCGTACCCTCACCAACATGGAAACATGGAATCGTCTTATCCAAAGAGAGATAGAGGATAACGATCAGTCAGGTTTATCTAAGGCTCTAACATTCTTAGACGTTAACATCTTACGTGAGATTACAATAGGTGCTTTCGAGAATGTTACCTTCCGTTCTAATCGTGAGGGTGTTGACATACGAGAGGCATTCACAAGCCTTAAACCTAGTGAGTTTGAGGAGTGGGCTAAGGAGTATGTAAAGGAACGTAAGAGTGAGGGTATCTTCTCTACTGACTCTATATGGAACTTACACAAGTCAGCTAACGATGCTCTATACGTAGGTAATGATCCTATGGCTGGAGCTAATGCTGTATTTGGTGTAGCTGACATAGCTACCTTAGGTTATCTTAAAGGTGCTACAACACTTGCAACAGCACTCAAAGCTGGTAAGAACTCAACTACAGCAAACAAGCTATTGTCTCTGACAAAAGTACGTAGACCTGTAGATGCTGTTGCTGTCATTAAAGGTGAAGTACCAGCAGCTAATGTACTATCTAAGTCAGTCGATGACATGGGTATACAGGTCGATGAGATAGCTGCAGGGCGTAACCTACCTGAAGAACTAGACCCAGTACAAGGACCATCAGCACGTCCCTCAGGTGTCACCTTACGTCAGAACAACCGTAAGACAGTCTTGATGGAAAAGATTGAAGAGATGAACCGTCGAGGTTCTTTCGGTGAGTATGTATCAGCATCAACAATAGCCAAAGCAGCTGATGATATTGCTGTTAATATAGCTAACCGTACAAATGATGTGGTTGTTAACAGCCGTAAAATCTTTGACGAAGGATCAGACGACTACAAGGTTGTGGTTCGTATGGGTAAGAATGGCTCAGGTGCTCCTTTCCGTTTGAAACGAGATGCTGAAGCTATAGCTGAGGGTGACCCAAGTCTTAAGGTTGTCAAGAGAGAAGAGGGTAACGGTTACTTCATAGAAGCTGAACAACGAGTAGACATACTTAAATTACCTGAGGCAGCTGATAGGTTTGACAAGGGTGGTATTATTGGTGACTCAATTAATAAAATGTTTGGTCCAGCTACTGTTCGTCTAGGTGAGAAGATTGGTGGTAAGTTTATGCAAGCTGAAGCTGGTCAAGCTTTAGTAGGTGACCTAGTTAAACCATACCAGAAGATTATTAACAAAGTTAAGGGTTCTGAGAGAACGAACCTAAGTGACTTTATGACACAACTAAGAGATGGTGAGTTGTCATACTTACGTAAAGCTCCTACTAAGGAAAGCTTTGAAGCATTGTACAAGACTATGTACGGTAGTACCCCATCCAAACAAACCTTAGAAGCTTATGATGCTATAATTGACATCAGTGATACATCTTGGCAGATCAGATCAAGTGATCGCCTTAAGAAAGTTGTAGCTGAGGGTGGTGTATATGCTGAGTTTACAGATGACTTTGCAGATATTGTTTACCGTGTTGACAATGTAAGAGTAAAACTACCAGATGACGAATTAGTATTAGACTTTGCTACAGGACGTAGCATTCGTAAAGCAGAACTAAATCCAGACCAAATCGTATTTAAAGTTCCTAGTACATATATGGATCATTTGTTTGTCACTAACGTCAAGTCTACTCGTGCACTAGAACGTGTGGATGTTATGCCTTACAACGTAGGTGGTCCTCGTACAAATGCTGAGTTCCGTTGGTTTGTTGGTACAACTAAGGAACAAACCTTGGTGTCAGGTAACAAGATTAGTGGTGGATTTAAGACACTGTTAGGTTCTTTCGGTAAAGAGCAAGCACAGTTAGCTGTCTTACAAATAAACAACATCACCCGTAAAGTTAAAGCACTTATGGATACTCAAGGTGTTGACGATATAGGTAAGCTTGCCTTATCTAAACCTGAGTATGATGACCTAGGTGATGTAATCAGACAGAATAATTCTTGGAATAAACACATAGTTGACTACGAAGACTTAGTTGCTTTAGGTACAAAGTACAACTTTAAGTTTAGAGAAGAGTTTGTAGCAAAAGCTCGTGATGAGAAGGTAAGTATAGTTGACCAAGGTGAGGATATATCTCTATCTGGTTCTACTTACGGTGAAGTTGTAGGTACTCGCCTAAACACTAAACGTGGTGACACACCATTGTTTGAGTTTGGTGGTAAGGAAGCTGTCAACGCAAGCCCTGTATCAGCTATAGCAGACCAGTTCGGTTCTGAGGTGTTCGGGTATACTAACCGTGCAGCATCACAGAATGCTATTGTAGGTTGGACTAAGTTAGCTAACAACAACCCTAACATTGTAGAGTTCCCTAAAGGTATTCCAGAGAGTGATTTCCTTAATCGTTTCTTAGGGGCTAAGGTAACTAAGACAGGTAAGTTTAATGACACAGCAGCACAGTTACGTGAACAACAAGATGTTATTAAACGTAGGCTCAACCAACCAACATGGTTAAGTGACAAGTGGGAATCCTTTAGTAACTCAGTAGCTGAGAATGTTTTCGAGAAATCAGGTATGAAGGTCGATCTAGCTAAGACTGACCCATCGTCTACTCTTATGAAGGTTGGGTTCTACTCTAAGTTTGGTTTCCTTAACCCTGACCAATTCTTTTTACAGTCACTACATGCATTAACAATAGCAGCTGTATCACCAGTACAAGGCAGTAAAGCCCTAGGTCTAACAGCACCTATGTTGATTATTACTAAACTACCAGTTGGACCAGCCCGTGACTTAGCTATTAAACGTTTAAGCAAAGCAGGTTTAATGGATGAGACAGAACTTAAGGGTTTAATCCAGTACATTGATGAGAGTGGTCGTAACATTATTGACACACAAATCTTAGAACTTCAGCAAGCACAGAAGTTTGGTGCTGCAAGTACTCTTACAGGTAAAGCTGTAGATAATGCTAATAAGTTCTTAGACAAGTCAACTATATTCTTTAAGGAAGGTGAACGAGCTACACGTATGTCAGCTCTTACTACAGCTTTCCTAGAGCATAGAGCTAAACGCCCATTAATTGACCCACTGTCACCTGAGGGTAAACTCTGGATTACTAACCGTGAACAAGATTTGTCATTCCGTATGACTACATCATCACGTAGTTTTGCACAGTCAGGACCAATGAGAGTACCAACACAGTGGTTATCGTTTTCTTTACGAGCATTAGAAAATATTACAGTTGGTCGTAACTTTACAGCTGGTGAACGTATACGCATGTTTGCTGCAATGGGGCCGATGTTCGGGTTAACAGGTTTAGGCTTAGGTAAATCTGCAGGTTACGTCACAGAGAAACTTGGGTATGACCCTCAAGACCCTGAGACTGTCAAGATGTTTAACCGTATTAAGTATGGTGCTGTTGATGCCTTACTGTCTGAGCTATTAGGGACTGAAACAGCATATGCTACTCGTGTAGCTCCTGTAGATCAGCTTGTAGACACGTACCGTAAACTTTTTGATGATGAGTTTATGACAGTACTTACTGGACCATCTGGTGAGATTGCAAGAGACATGTACAAAGTAGCTACATCAGCCTTTTCTGCTATGTTCAAAGGGCAAGGTGAACTAGCTCGTGAGGATTTGACACAGTTAGTACGTAACATTTCTACTGCAGATAAAGCAGTCAAGATAAAAGAACTGATTGAAACAGGTAATTATCGTAGCCGTACACGTAAGCTGTCAGTAGGTGACCTAGACCCTATAACTTGGGCTGCAGTATTATTCGGTGCGACACCAGCACCTGTACAAAACTTCTATGATTTAAACGAAATGATCTACAAAGAGACTAAAGTTGTACGTGATTTCGAGAAAAGAATGAGGGCTAAGTCTGATTATGCCATAAGGCTCTTGACAGAGGGCAATAAAGATGATATGCTAAAAGGTGAGAAACTCTTCTACGAGATAAACGATGAGCTTTGGGCACAACCCTTCTCGAATCAGATAAAAGTACAGATTCAGAAGAGACTTGCACGAGGTGAAACCTTCCCTGACATGATAAAAAATGCTACAAGATTAGGTCTTGAGTTTGATGCACAGGTTTTCCAACAACAACAAAAATAAGGATATGTAATTATGGCAGGTTTTGCTATGGATTTAGGTGACGAAGGTACAGCCTATGAGAAGGGTGTCAATGCACCTAGTGCCAGTGCTTCAGCAGCTGCAGCTCAAGGCATGGCTAACCTGACAAAAGGTTTGTTTGGTGCTATGGATGCATATTCCAAAGCACAAACTAGAGGTAAACCTACAGAAGCTTCCTTGAATAAAGCTGGTTTTGCTAATTTTGTCACACAGCTAGACAAGCTTAAAGGTGTAACAGACCCAACACGTCTTAAGGCTGGTATTAACTCAGCTGTATCCTCATATGAATCTTTAGGTTTTCAATTAGGTGACGGTGAGGCTGATGCTGTATTTAGGCGTACAGGTGTTGACATAAGTTCTCTAACCTTTAACCCTGCTATGGCAGCAGCTGAGGCAGCTAACAAACAGTTAATAGAAAACCCTGCATATATGTTCCTAGCTGAACAAAAGTTAAGTCAATCAGGTAAACCTTTCACGAGTCAAGATGTAGCTACTATAGCCTTAAATGATATGAAGACTTCTGAAGCTGCGGCATTATATATAACGTCAGCATCTAACATAGACAAGATGGAATTCCAAGAGTCATATATGCCTCATGCTAACAAAATACTACAGAACATTAGAGCAATAGCTTTAGTAGGTCTACAAGCTGAAATAGCTGGTGGTGATGTCAGCCCTGAGTCTATGGTTCAACTAAGAACTAGCTTTGATATAGCTAAGTCCCAACTTACAAGACCACTCAACATAACAGCCGATGAGTTCTCCCCTGTTAAATCACAGATTGACACATTAGATTCTCTTCTGGGTCGTCTTGAAACGTATGACAAAGATATGCTTACAGCTGAAACTATGGCAGCAATGGAGCCAATATCTGCAGCCCTTCTAAAGCAAGCTAAAGTGTTAGGTAAAACAGACCCTCAATTAGCTCAAGCTTTATTGTCAGATAAAGTTGATTGGTCTAGTTATGTTGCTGGTAAATGGCCTGAAATCTTAAAGACTTTAGAAAAGACAGAAACTAAAGACACAGTGTACACTAACTTAAATGTATTCGGTTTAGATGAACCTGAAGTTGGTGCAGCTGTCATACTACACAACAATGAAGAATTGGAAATAGCCACAGACCGTAGTGACAAAGACAGATTAAATGCAATAAACAATGCTTTTGATTTTAAGGTGAAGTTAACAGAACCTGTGAACCTTAACCAACCTGAGCATAGAGATTCATTCTTGAATGGTGTTGGTCAAGCTACAGTTAACGTCAGTACATCAAACAAACTCTTAAGTAAAGAAACAATGGATGTATTATATGCCAACGATGTATTTGACAAACTAAATATTGTCAAGAAGTTAGACCCTGAAGGCCATACCCTTGCTGTCAACCAGTTAAAGGATGCACTACAGTCTCAGTCTAATATCTTTGCTACCACAATGAAAGGTATTGTAGAGAGTACAGTATTTGAATTGACAGGTATTGGTGAGGTTAAACTGAAAGCTGAGAAAACTACAAGTCCTTCAGAGTGGGCTGGTGGTTTATTCCAAGATAAAGCTGATAAGTATTACGGTGGTAATATCTACCGCATGATTAAAGATAGTGGTAGGGCTTTGTCAACGGGTGAACGAACAGAGTTACGTGGTAAAGGTTGGGGTGTTGAGGCTCTAGGTAGAAACTACTCAGAGATTACACGAGCTAACGACCAGTTCAAGACATATGCTAACTATTGGCGTAGGTTAGGTGGTGACCCATCTGCAATGGAATCTATGTTACTTACTCGTCAAGAGGATGACGCAGCTCCAGTAGATACCAACAATAACCTAACACCTGATCAGAATGCGGATGTAACTGCAGCTATCAATGAAGATTTTATAGGAGTACCATTAGAAGATATTGACTTTGAGTCTAATGCTGAAGCTACACCTAGAGAACCTGACGAAGAGATTGTAGTAACACCTCTTGATTCAGATGGTAACTCTACTATAACTCCAGAAGTATTAGATAAAGTAGAAGATGCACCAAACACTGCTGCGGCTTTAGAAATTATTACGACAGAAACAGAAGTGCCAGAAGTATTAACCCAAAATCCAGTACAGTACATTTATGACCAAGGTTTTATAGGACTAGACGAGAAAGACCTTACCACTCAGTCAACTATTGTTGGTTTCTTTAACAACTCTCTTGGGAAAACTCAAAAGTTTGCTACATCTGGAAAGGGCGACACGTCTGTATCTCAAGGATCAAGGGCTTGGTGTGGGACTTTTGTAGATCATGTTTTAACTAACCTAGGTTTACCTCGTGTGGCTTCATCAGATAGGTACGACAGGGTTAGGGCAAGAAAGTACCTAAATATTGGAAGTTCTGTCAACATTCAAGACGCAGAATCTGGAGATATTGTTGTAAAAAAGACGGGGAAGCAATACCACGTTGGTTTCTTTGTAGGTACAGAGGAACTTGTAGACCTAGGGGGAAAGGTGGGTATAGCTGAATTTCAAAATGCCCTTATGACTAAAGGGTATAACCTTCCTAAGTTTGGAGCAGACGGGGATTTTGGTTCTGAAACTATTTCAGCCTTAAAGAAATTTCAAAAGGCTGAAGGATTACAGGATACAGGACTGATGGATTCTGAGACATTCAAGAGCCTTTTAGGTAGGGACGCAACAGTAGCACCCCACATTTTAATGTTAGGGGGAAACCAATCTAATGAGGTAAATGTTTCTTCCTACCCTTCTAGTCAAGTGCAAGGTATTAGACGTATGGGTAAGGTACAAGAACTTTCTCAAGAAACATTCTCAGAAATAACAGAGGACATACAAAAAGGAGGCTCTGTAAACTAATGTTTGGATTACCATTAGAACTAATTACAATGCTAGGCTCTACCGTTCTCGGTGGGGTCATGTCCATATGGGGTCAAAGCATTAAGGCTAAACAAGAGAACAACAAGATGCTCATGGAACGAGCTAACTTCAATGCTGAACAAGTTAACATAGCTCGTGAAGCTGGTAAGACTGACAAACACTTTGCTTGGACACGTAGGCTTATAGCTCTATCAGCTGTGTTTGCTATCATTGTACTACCTAAGTTAGTTGCTGTATTCTACCCTGAGATAAACGTTATCGTAGGTTACACTGAAGTTGAGGGTGGTATTATTAACTGGCTGCTTGGTGCTAACGAAACTGTAAGATGGCAAGCTGCCTCTGGCTTTGTCATAACACCACTAGATACTCACATTGTGTCAGCTATTGTTGGCCTATACTTCGGAGCAGGGTTTACAAAATGATGGACAAAGATACAGATTGGCACTTATCGAAGACAGTACCTGTTACTCTAGTAGTAGCTATCATCTGTCAAACTATAGCCCTTGTATGGTATGTGTCATCACTTGACAACTCCGTTAAGAACAACACTCGTGAGATACTACGTCATGAAGTACGTATCGAAACCCTCGATAAGATTGTACAAACACAAGCTTTAACCCTAGCTCGTATTGATGAGAACATTAAGTCAATCAGGATTATGATGGAAGACAGCAGACGTGATTAAATATTACCTCGTATTAGTTTTGGTATTGATTGCCTGTACGTCCACAACAATACAGTTCCCTTCGGTATGTCCTAACAACGAGCCTAAATGTCAAAGAAATTTAAATGCACAAACACTATCTCTTATCGGTAAAGATGAAGCAGCTGTTCAGCTTATGTGCCAAGACTCTAATCTTAAAGATGTTCTTGGTGACCAGTGTACTAGCCAATGATGTTACAGGTGACTTCAGTAATAATTACCAAGACAGTACAGTAGACAGTAACAACACAGACGAAACTGTTACCAACAACTACAATGCGACAGGTGCAGGGGATAAAGCTCCTGTCATGTCCAGTATAGCACCTACGATTATGGGTGGCGGTGGTAACGACTCATGCTTAATGCCAAGTTCTGTAGGTATACAGTTAAGTGTCATAGGCTTGTCATCAGGTGGTATGCAGCAAGATAACTCCTGTAACAGACGTAAGAATGCTAGGCTTTTAGGAGCACCTCAGCAAGTAGGAGGTTTAGGTTTGCAGATTTCTGGCATCAGTATTTTATGTGCTGATCCAGCTGTATTTAAGGCGATGGTTTTAGCTAATACGCCCTGCCCTGTAAACGATTTCAAAACTGGTAAACTTCTTATGGGTAAGAATGCTTTACTAAAGTATAGAGAGAATCCTTCCGTTTATGTGGTGGGGTATGTTGATGACAAACAATTTTGGGACACCTTGTTAAAGGTAGGAGAGGACATAGAATCAAATGAAGAGTCAGATGAAAAAACTACTGTTAGCAAGCTCAGTCTTAGTGACCGTTTCAGGACAAGCAAACGCACAGACAGGGGAAGAGAAACTACAAGCACTGATTGATAGTATTAATGTTATAGATAACAGACTACAGTTGTCAATTCAGTTGGGTGTTGGTGCTACAGGTTATGCTGAAGTTGGTGGTGTCATAGTAGATGGATCATTAGATGATGGTCATATTTCTAGTTCTATGCTTACAGCTTACTTAGATGCTGTTGATCAGGTAATGCAACATGATTATGCTACAGCTACAACAGCTGAACAGCTCTTCGTACAAGAACATGTAGCTGCTATGAACAACCTAGCCTTAGCTGTTGACACATTAGTTGATGCTACAGATGTTCTTATGACAGCTACGTCAGTTGCTGAAGTTGCAATGGAAGCTGACACAGCACCTGAACAGGTAGCTCTACAAGACATGCTTTCTACAGATGAGTACTCTATAGATGCAGCTGAAGTAGCTACATACAACCAAGCATTAGATTCTGTTGAAGGGTATGCTCAACAAGCTGGTGCATTCATGGCAGCTGCTAATACTGACAGCCTTACAGCAAGCATTGACAGTTATGCAGCACAGAACAGCATTGTCATAGGTAACTACTCAGCCTTAACATACACACAAAGTGTTGACGAGTTTGTCATTACATGGGATAACTACGGTAATGCTACAGGTTGGAACGGTTACTTAACAAGTGAAATGAAGGATGCTGATGACATCTACGGTGCTGCTACTTACATAATGCAACACGGTTCATTAGCTAACAACGATCCTCAGCCATGATAGAAGATGCTGAAGTAAAAGTTGGTGGGTTTACATTCAAAGGGTGGTACATAGCTGCTGCCCTACCCATATTAGGTTCTCTTAGTGGTGGTATATACTACGGCTATGACACATTACAAAGGTTCTATGCTGTTGAGTCAGGCATTGAGACAGTTGTCACTAAGTCAGGAACATTCGATAAAACAGCAGGGGACTTAGGTTCTCGTATACAAACACTAGAACAGGCGGTACAAGATAATGATGTTAGAGGACTTAACACAAGGTTGTCAACGATTAGTACGCAGATGCAAACAATCTTGGAACAACAGAAAGACTTGCTTGACTTACGTAGTCAAGTTGAGAGATCGACTGGGATCACTGATAGTTTGGGTGATAAGCTTGACAAATACCAAACAGAAATAGATGATATATGGAAAGCCTATGATTCCCTAGTAGACAACCCACTTAACTAATGAGAGGTAAGAACGTGCCTAAGAAACTTAACAAAGCTAAGATGAAGTGTAACTCCCCTAGGACTACACCAAGTCACAAAACTAAGTCACATGTTGTTAAGGCTTGTGCTGGTGGTAAAGAAAAGGTAATTAGGTTTGGGCAGAAGGGTGTCAAAGGTAGTCCGAAAGGATCAGCTAGAAATAAAGCATTCAAGGCACGTCATGCTAAGAACATTAAAAAAGGTAAGATGAGTGCAGCTTACTGGGCTAACAAGGTGAAGTGGTAATGGCTAATAAACAACCCGTATGGAAAAAGAAACGTCCTAAGTCTTTAGGTAAATCTAAACCGTTGACAGATGGACAGAAGAAAAAGGCTAGAGCTAGAGCATCTAGAGCTGGTAGAAAATACCCTAACATGATTGACAATATGTGGGCGGCTAAACAATAAAGGAGAAACGTTATGCCATACAAGAACGGAAAGAAAGTTCCCTACGGTAAGGGTACAAATAAAAAGAAACCTGTTAAAAAGAAACCAATGAAGAAGAAATAAAGAAGAAGCCCCAAGGAGAAATCCTGAGGGGCTTTTTTATTACTCTTGTGACATCTCTCGTATAAGATATTCTAAGTACCATTTGGCTTTCCTTAGGTCTTCTACAGGTTTACCTTTGTACCTGTACCTATGCATGTACTTCTTAGCATTACCTTCTAGGTAACCCATGAACATCATGTGATCCATGTTGTCCCTCATATACTCTATGCATTCTATCCTACCGTTACCGTAGTGTGGTGGTTGGTTGACAACATCATCCTCTACCTCATCACGTACAGCATCTAAATTCCATTTAGCCATTATACATCTTCTTTCTCTAAGTTAATTAATTCAGCATCTGTGTATGGAATATGGAAGAACTTCTCACCTTTGGTAATGTATCTACCCTTAGCTTCCTTCAGGCTTTCTTCTGTTAGTAAGGTGTCTTTAATTCTCCATGCTTGCTGCATGTCAGCCCTGAAGATATAGAAGTTAAGCACACCATTCTTTTCTTTGTATAGTTTGACAAGCCTACCCTTACGTTCAGGTAATCTTATCTCTGCCCAGTTAGTATTCCAATCACCCTTCCAACCTGTCTTAACCTCAGCCTCATTGAAGTAGGTGTAGTCACCTTTCTGAGATACAACATCCACATTGAAGTTCTCTTCAGTACTGACAATAGTATGGCCTACACTGGTGAGGTACTCAACTAATCTGTCTTTAGCCTTACCATCATATGCCTCATACAATGCCCTACTGAATTGTCTTTTAACTGCCATTTGTATTCCCTTTACTCTAATACTTTATACTAACCCTTGGAATAAACCAAGGGCTAATATTACTACAACATATATACCTACTGATGTCAACACTAAGTTAAGTCTACCATCTCACAAACGTCACCACTACATGCCATTGTCTGACTTCCAGCTGTATTGTCTTCGTTCTCGTAATCTGACAGTAATGACCAATCAATCTTGTTAGGCATCTGACCTAGTGTCTCTAAGTATTTCTTTTTGTCAACATCTTGGTATGGTGCTTGTTGGTATGTATGTTCGTTGAACGGTAGGAATGACACACCACTCATCTCATCAAAGTGTTTGTATACGAATGCTCCTACTTCAAACCACTCATCACTCTTAACATTAATTGTAACAGATGGTTTGTGTTCACACCATGATCGTTGATAAGCTAACCACATCTCAAGTTGTTCAATGGCTGTCATGTCAGCTGTAACCACAGCATCCCTAGGAGCTTTCATAGGGAAACTAAATACTGTTGTAGCATCTGGCTTCATTACATCTGGCTCATTAGGAATACCTTGGTCAATCATGAATTGTGTCAACGGGTCTTTGTTGTCTCCACGAACAGTCCTAATATAATAGGCTGAGTGACGAGCATGAATGCCACTGCTAGAGTCAACCAATTGGCTGACAGTACCGCTTGGTTTATTACAGCTGATAGCAGTACTGACAGGGATATTAAGGCGTTCAGCCCAAGTAGCATTAGTAGTAACGGCGATTTGTTTAAGATGGTCAAGAGTCTTCTCCAATCCTTTGTTTTTGAGTGTCATCAATGGATTATCCATGACACCTGTTAACGACACACCAAGTAGTCTTTCTTCTTCGGTGTTATTCTTCCAGACCTTACGTAAGTATGGGAACTTAGTGTAGTTAGATTGAATAGTACCTAAGATAGTTGCAAGCCTTACCTTCTCACTTAAGGTGTCTAGTGTGTCTGTTGCTCTTACAACCACCTCTGTTAAGTTACAGAATTGTGACGGTCTTAAAATTATTTCACTGCATGGGTTAGTCCCGAAGTCATGGTCAGCATCACGCCTACCATTCTTAGCAGCTTGTACCTTAGATGCTTGCCTGTTGAAGATACCTCGTTCACCTGAACCTGATTCAACTAAGGCCATCCATTCTCTCATGAACGATAAGCTGTCAGGCTTCTCAGTGTATGACACAGAGTTGTTAGCTAATGCTCGTTGTGGATCGTTGTCCCACCATGAACCTGACTTAGCATGACGCATACGGTCATCTGATAAATTACTCAATGAAATCATAGCACTACGGCGTACACCGCCTACCACCACTACTTCGCCTATCTTACACATAATGTCATGGCACTCAAGAGAGGATAGCCTACGTCCTTGTGCATCTTTAAATGTCTTGATGACAAAGGTGAACAGGTCAACCAATGGAGCAGGTCCTGATGCTCTACCACCAAACGTTTTAAGAGGTGCACCTGCAGGTCTAACTTTAGATACATCCCATGTTGGTATTTCACCACTGTAAAGTAATGCGATCATCTGACGTAGAGCCTTAGCCCAACCTTCCTTACTGTCTTTGACAACTATGTTAGTCTCACTGACAAATAAGGTTGGTACTTCAGGTAGCTTCTGTACTGACTGACGTTCAACTGAGAACCCAACACCTGTACCACACAGTAGAATAAACATAGCCTCATCGAATGCCTTAACATCATCGACAGCTAAGTATGAACAGTTATACATACATGTATTGTCACGTTCTGCAGCCTTACCTGCTGTCATCAATGATCTCATGCTAGGCATAACAGCTAAGTTTAGTATAGCTTCTTTGATTTCTTTCTTGGTAACTATGTCAGCTAAGTTACCTACAATATTATCCATGTACCTATCTACTGTGTCGCCCCAAGACTCACGGCCTTTACCTTCGTAGTATTTAGCATACCGTGACTTATGTATAAATGCTTGGTAATCTGTTGGTAAGTAGTTGTTCATTCTTTTGTCCCTCTATCTTTCTTGTCTTCTTTGAACCAGATCATACGATCAATTTCTCCACGAGTAAGACCTATATCTTTTAACTCCCTATCTGTCAACTTATTTAAATGCTTAACTGCATCTCTATGTAGCTGCCATGTAATCATGTAGTTAATAAACCTATACCACCAACGTCCGAATGCTTTCATCTCTTATCTCCTGATCCTTTAAGAACACCACGTTCATATCTATCTGACAACTTACTAATATTCCTATTTGCTAACTTAGATAAGCTGGTGTTATGTTGCCTAGCAAACTCACTGACAAACCACAGTACATCACCTAGCTCATCTAATACGTCACCATGTGGGTATGCCATCTCATCTTTACGATACCACTTAGCTAACTTACCTGTAAGCTCACCAACCTCAGCTGACAAACCTAAACTTAAATATTCTAATGCTCTATTCTCAGGGTATATAGCTGTGGTTGCAGCTGCCCTTTGATACTCATCTAATGTTTTTACTTTACTCATTCCTCTATCCTCTTCCACTCTTCTAATTCTGCATCTAGATTAAAGTAATCTTCGACATCAATTCTTTTCTCTTCCACAAGCCATGATACCACAAACTCTTCTGATATTTCGTTCTGTTCAAGGAGAAGTTCTAACCCATAATTTTGGACAAGAGCACGAATTTTACTATCAAAATCAAACATTGTCAATCACCTTCTTTTCTTTTCTTTAGTCCATTCGACAGGAATAATTTCTTTAGCATACTTGAATCCATTCTTCTCACACCAATCACCATATGTAGTCTTAGAACCCTTATACAATTTAGCTGCAGGGTTGCTGAATACAAAACGAATATCATGTTCGGGGTGTTGTGCCTTGACCATTAAATGCTTGGTTCTATCTGAGTGAATGAACCGCCCTTTGGTCTCAATTATTATACCATTGTCAAGCACAAAGTCAGGGGTATATGTTTTAAATCTTAGGTCTTGCCATTTGATACGCATCTTTTCGTATTCAAATTTAATCTTTAGTTTCTTGAGGTAGGCTGCTGTCCTCTTCTCTAAGCCTGATCTGAAACGCATTTAGGTGGCTCCCATATTTGGTTCTCGTAACGTCGAAGCCAGAGTAGTCTAGCATTCTCAATGACCCTTGCCTCATCCCCACCATAGGAACGTAAGCATTCCTCGTACATACCAGCCTCAGTTGTACAGTCAGCAAGTATCTTGTCAGCTTTCTTAGGACCTATACCATACAAGCCTATGATGTTATCAGCCTTGTCACCTGTTAGGATTTGAGTATAGAAGAAACGTAAGCCTTCAAACTCACCCATCTCTGTCATTGTACGTTTGTTGGGGTTGTAGTGTGAGCATGGTATCTGCAGCATGTCCTTGTCTATAGATATGACAATAGATTCTTTACCATAGTTAGTAGCCCATATACCACATAGGTCATCAGCCTCTTCACCTTTGGATACAACAGCATCCCAGTTATCTATCATGTGTTGACGGATAGCTTGTAGGTGCTGAGGTTTCTCTGTGTTCTTACGGTTACCTTTGTACTCATGCGTAGTAGAGTACTTGTACCTGAAGTTACCTTTGCCTGTCAGGAATACTTGATACTGCTCAGGGTCTAGTTCCCACATCACTTCGTTAAGTGATTGCTCAAGTATCTCATCTAGTTTATCTAGTGCATCCTCAACTGGATCGTTCTCACATGAGAAAGCTGCACGATATGCAAACGGATCACCATCTACTAACACCTGTTTAGGTTTTGTCATCATAGATATAATCCTTTATATAATAAAAAGAGCACCCCAATTAAGGGATGCCCAAGTCGGGGAGGGAAAGCTTACCAACGATCTTCTGTGGCTAATTCTTCATAGGCTACATGCTCTAAGATACCAATCTTTTCTAGGCGTACAGATGCTGTTGATCCTTCACCATAAATAGATAGCTTAACCTTAGCTGTTGTACCATTACCTAGTGCACCATCTTCTACAAAGTCCCACTTAGAACTTGTAGTACCTTTGGTTACTGAAGGTGCACCACCGAAATCATCAATGCCAGATGGGTGTACGTTAGGACGTTTAAGTTTCATCCCTACCTTACCACCTGCTGCATCAATAGGTTTAATCATTTGGTTACCCATTGCTGTCTCAGGGAAACCCATCGCAATCATACGGTTAACTTCTTCACTGTCTTTAGGTACAAACATTGTGTTGTACTGACCTTGTGTATTTACATGGTAATCTGAGTTGTCCATGTTGTCTTGGAATACACGGGCATAGTATAAAGACCCTTCGAATACACCATACTTAGTTTTCTTTTTATCAGCCATATCAATTTCCTTTTTTAGCTTCTGATTTAGTTACAATATAAACAATTAATTCTGTTGTCAATACAAAAATTACAGGTGAGAGTGCTACGATATAAGGTAACATTTAGTGAGTGTCCTTCCAGTTACGTCCGATGTCAGTTGACCCTGCTAATGGGCATACCATATTAAACTTCTCTCCTATGTCAACAAAAGATTGACGTTGCATAGCCCCTAACTCCTCAGCTGTTGCATAATTACCACACACCTCAGTCTGCCATTCATCATGAGGCCATGTGACAAGCTTAAAGTCTATCTCTTTATCCTTAGCCTGACGCACCCACTGTAGTGCTGAGTGTTTCATGATGACAGACTCACCATTCTGCAGCATACCTGCGAGTGTCTTATGTTCAGATGGTACTAGAACCTTACGTCCATCCATACCTTTGAACCAACCACGTTTAGCTATGTGTGGTATAACTTTCTTCTTTAGGTTAGCAAGCCCTTGGATTGATTGCATAAAGTTCTCAACACATTGACTTGCCTCACGTTGATTGACACGTAGTATCTGAGCTATCTTAGCTGTACCTGCCCCTAGTAAAAATGCATAGATGAAAGTCTTAGCATCATCTCTTGTTATGTGTGACATACCTAATGCTTTCTTGTTCAGGTTGTGTATGTCAGTCTCGTTCTCTTTCTTACCTGACACAATAGCATCCACATATTCTTCTGACTTCATTAGATGTGCAAGTACTCGCAGCTGAATCCCTTCAGCATCCGTACCCACTAGGTAGTTACCTTTCTCGACACCCCATAAGGCACGGAACTGTCCGTCATACCTAGCCTTAACTTCCTCAACAGCTGACTTAGGTGTACCATGAAACTCAGATGGTATGTTAGCTTGGTTAGGTGCTGAGTGAGCCATACGTCCTGTCCATGCACCAAGATGGGTGAACCTGCCATGTATACGGTGGTCATCACCACAATGTCCTAGCCATTCAACCAACGATGATCTCCTACCTTCAAGTGTCAACCACTCAGCTAATCTTTTACCACCTGCAGGTGCTTCATCAGGCAGTGTCTCAAGGTTAGCCTCAGATAATGTCCAACCATAACGTGCAAACTTATCTCCACGATCTTTGTTTTTGTTCTCTATCATATTGTATGTGTCCCTTTGTTTTCTCATATGGCTGCCAACCAGCTTCCCATAGTCTTTCTATTCTCATCTTAGGTGATGCTGGATTAAACTCTATCCAATCGTAGCACACTAAGTCGGGTGGGTTAACTGACCAATCAACTGTTGTCTTAAAGTATTTCTCTTGTGCTTTCTTTACACTTGCCATCGTAGTACCATCCTGTTTCTTTCGGTACTTAATCCTGTTCACCTCTTCTAATTGTGGTGGGAAATCACGTTGGAAACTTTCAGTTAATTCTATCATGCGTAGCTCAACCTCATCCAAGAGGTGTTCAGCTTTATCTTTCTCGAAGTAGAACCCTGCATCTGTCATCTCTTCACATAAGATTTGTATGTCATGTTCACACTTGATGGCATCCTGTAGATCAGGGTCAAAGATACTAGACTTAAACTTATTGTATAGTCTAACTGTAACCTCAACATCCTGATGACAATAGTCAACCATCTCTTGTGTCAATACTTCGAACTGATCAAACCCAATCTTAAACTCACCTAGTCTTTGACCCCATGCCTTGAGACTGTGACCACCCTTGATGCTGTAGTCTATAAGCCTTGACATGATCAATGTGTCAATGACATCACTTGGGTTAATCAGGTTAGGTTGTAACAGTCTGTTGATTACTTTAACATCGAACCCTATCCCATTGTGAAATATAAACTTATCTGTCTGTTGACACAGTAGAAAGAAAGCTTCTCTTTCCTCAGGTATTGTACATACATTAAGGAACTGATACTTCTCATTGGTGTCAACATCCTGAGCACAGATGACATGTATCTTAGTAGCATCCAATGCGTCAGTCTCAATGTCCATTGCTAATATTTTCATTCGTAATCCCTGTCTTGCCATGTAGCCCACAAGCATAGTGTTAATTCCCAAGGCCACAAGATAGCTTTAATACGCATTGCTGTGGAATCTCTTGGTGCTTCGAGTATTATGTGTATTGTATTCATAAGCACGTAGTGATTAACAACACCCAAGAAATATATACTGGCTGTTATGTATACCAAAGGATCATATTCTAAAAGTTCTTGCATCAGTACTCTCCATATTTTTCTGACAGAGTAAAGCTATCTGTATTGAAAGTCAACTGACCTGCATATCCTGTCGGTCCAACTGGTCTGTTCTTTGTGACAAGAAGCTTGGTTGTATTTCTTTCATCAATATCTTCTGACATCTTATCTCGTTGTAACTCAACAACAACTGATGCTCTTTGCTCTATCATACGGCAGTACTTAACAGCACCATCATCATTGGTATGTCCGATTGTCACAATGCCAACGCCTAACTCAGCAGCTAACTTAGATAACCTTACAGATAGATCAGCTAGGAATTGTTCTTTGCTTTCATCACCACCCATGTTAGCTGCAATATCTTGGATAGGTTCAAAGAATATATACTGAACACCACATGCTTGTGACAAATACCTGATGTGTCCTAGTATATCTATAGGATCATCCTCATCATTTAAGAAGAACTGATATAGTCTCTCATCTTTAGTTAGCTTAACGATAGCATCATGTACTTTCTGTTCAGCACTTGCTTGTGCTATCAAATCTTTACGTGTCAGGTTATCCTTTAGTTCATATGACACCAACCCAAGTAGTGATCTAAGTTTTGTCTCTTCCATATGCCAAGCTGCAATGCTTATCTCAGGGTGCTTGGTAAGTATGTGGTACTCTAAGTATCTCATGAACTCAGTCTTACCTATGCCTGTCTGTGCCTTGAACAAGGTGAAGTGACCCTGCATCAGACCCATACATAAGTCATCGAACTCTTGTACCCCTGTCTCAACATATACATGGCTCTCACTATTGTTGTACATCTTAAGGAACTGATCTGATGTATTGATTATGTTCTCAGGTGTATACTTCTTAGCATTGAACCATGCATTATAAAATTCATTACGAGCACCTGCCTCTAGGAACTCATTAGCATCTTTGTATTTGTCATGTTGTACCCTGTATACTTTGTTAGGGTATAGGTTAGCTATCCTTTGTGCTACAGCATTCCCTTGATCATCATGTTCAATGGATAGTATGATCTTCTCGAATGATCCTAACCAATCTGCAGCTTTAGTCCAAAGTTTATTTGATGGTGTAGCTGATGGTAGTGACACAAAGGCTGATGAATACTTAGCTGAGTTACACATTTGGTATGCTGACATAGCATCTAGTTCACCCTCAGTTATGGTGACAATCTTACCTGACCCTGCGTTCCAATGGTTCATACCGAATAGTTCATCTGACTTAAGGTTGGTAGCTCTAAATTCTTTTGGGAAAAATCTAGTCTTTATGCCACCTGATGGGTATGGGTACTCTTGCTTAACCTCTTTACCATTGCTGTCAACGTATGTCTTGACACCATAGAACTGCATTGTCTCTCTGCTTATTGATCTTACTGACCTGTATACTGATGTTAGTACCTCGGTAGGTACAGGTTTAATCTGCGTTTGTTGTGGGTTCATATCCCATCCATCCTTTTGCTCTTGCCCCATTACAGGGTATGTTTCTTCTGCCCACTCGAACTTACTGTCTTTAGTCCTAGGGTAAACTCTTTCGCAGCTATGACACCTGCCTGAGCAGCTCTCAGTATTGTAGCTGAAGGCATCTGTGCTGCCACAGTCCTCATATGGACATTCTTTATGGCTTAACCAGTTACTCATAATATTTGATCCCAATAATCTTGTGTAAACATATCTAAAATGACCTGTATTTCTTCAGGTGTCAAGGTGGTAAGCTTAACGATCTCTCTATCTTCGTTATCATATAGTTCTGTGATAGCAAACTCTGGCTCTTGATCTACAATGAACTGGTGTTCATCCCAGTAGCCAGAACCGTCATCCCAAACCTGTCCAAAGACTTCGAGTTCTTGCTTGCCTCTTCTTATGTATGCTCTGTAATCCATTTAATTTATTTTCCCTCTTGACAGATTAAATAATGTTGATACCCTAGGGCTTGTCCCTGACAAGGGTTCTATAGGTTAATTACGGTATGCCTTACCACCATTAGTTAAAGATATAAGATACTCTTTATTCTCTTGCTTCTCGTGGTCAGATATTTCTTTATCCAACCACTCAGCATCGTCTATCTCTTTGATTAATTCATTGTGGTATCTATGTAATGGTTTAGATTTAGTCGTCATCATCATCACCTTCTATATCACAAAAGTATACAGCAAAGTTACCATCACCTAAATCTTCTATAGCTTCAAAGGATGCATCACCATTATAAATCCAATCATAAAATTCTTGCTTATCCATTTTCTCTATCCTCTTCCCAACTCTTAATATGTTTAATACCTTTAACCTTATCTAGTGACGAACTCACATAGGCTTCTAACGTAGACCTGTTGTAGCTGCAATAGGTTTGTATTAGCTTACCGTCTTTGTCATATGTCCTAACTCTATACATTTAGTAACTCCCTTTCATCTGTATATAAATCCATATAGTCTAGTCGTTTACTGTCAACATCACCATAATCAATCATGTACTCATACACTTTGCCATCGTCTAGCTCTATGTATAACGTACCCCACTTGTCATAGACGTGACGTATGTCTTCGCCTGTCTTACCTTCTGGCAATTCTATCTCAGCAAATGCTGCAACTGTATAGCACCCTTCTAAACTTATCTTATTACTCATTTTGCTACCCTTTCTTTTACCCAAAGTCTTTTAAGTTTGTTTTGTTTACCACCCTTAGCACCTGTAACCTGTCTATTCTTTTGTTGTGTCCACTGGTCACCTTCTTTATAATTACGCATGTTAAAAACTTGACGCATTCTTTTATTCTCTTGTTTGCATACCGTTTCATGAGCAAGTCTTAATCTATCTTGAACATCCATCTATTTATTCTCCTTTTCCAATTGTATTTCTACAGTATTAACTCTATACCCACACGTCAAACATTTTTTACGGCGTTTAGTTGACGGGTAGCCAAGTTTAAAATATTCCCTTGTATCAATTATTTTTAGCTTAAGCCTATAACCTTTACTCAGGCACTCAGGACAACAGCTTAAAGATTTATTCATCTTCCTGTATCCTATCTCTTAATTCATTTGACAAAGTTTTGCATAGCTCTGCGATCCTGTAGAGTTCTTTCTCAATATCAGCTTGCGTTTCAAAGTTACATGAAACAATCTCTAAACATGATATTTCTATATCTGTTAAATTCATTATTATATCTTTATCAATCATTTTATTTACTCTCTCTCTTTTGGTTTAGTATTATCTAGTGACACTCAAAAGAATGCCACCAATAAGACTAAACTTTTAACATATTATCAATTTGTTTAATCCTTTCTTTCTTCTATAAAAAATTCATCGTTAGGAAAGTTATATTGCCATTGTTTTAGAAAGCGATTGGCAATCTCTTTTGTTTTGATAGGTAAAAACAAACCCGCAACTAGTCTATTATCTTTTAAACGTCTTACATAATAAGAAGTATTTTCCATTTTGTTAAATCCTTTTCTATAAATTAATATTTCTTTACCATCTCTACAATAGTATCCACACCATTATCTAAAGTATAACATAGTCTGCAGTCTTTGCACTTTTGACCAGTACAATTTTGCAATTCTTTATGTTCATGTTCTAGCACATTGTTAAAGGTTCTATCAAAATGCTTAGGCGGTTTTGTCATAACCGTACCAACCTTTTGATTTGAATATACTAGAATAAAGTTTTTCGGTTTGTCTCTATTCTTAAAGTATTTGACAATTAAATCATTGCGTTTTGTCCACAATGCAAAGTTACAATGCGGGTTTTTCTTGGCAATCCTTACTAAGTTTTCTAAATGGGTAAGGTTTATTAGTTCCCCGTGTGCGTTAAATCTAAAGAATGCATCTAATATTGTAGGCAACAAATCCATATCAAAAACTCTATTAGCTAACGCCTCTGAATTTCTTTGCAATGCTGGTTGCATATTCTTGCGGTAGCTTTTTAACATTGTATGTGAATAACAAACGGTACAAATGTTATCTTTTCTAGTAGATGCATTCTGTTTGATGCAGTATTCATTTGTCATTGTATTGGTTGATATAGCTTTAAAGCCATCTAG